CGCATAGAGTCGGTTTCAAAATCACCCTCCATGCTCTTTTCAAGCTTGCGGCGCATCATCAGCTGCAGGCCGACCTTGGCGTCCGTCTGAACCCACCAAGCAGTGGTAGAAGTCAGACGAGACAGGTTGGCTTGGCCGCCGTCGATCATGCCCATCGAGTTGATCGGGTTGATGTCGTTGTTGCCGGTACCTGCGCGCAGGACGGACTTCAACAGCACTTCACCTTGGAACACGTTGCTAGGGCTCAGCACCAGCTTCTGCGGGGTCAAACGGATACGCTTGCCGTTGTTGTCAATGGCGTTGCGGATCTGGATGAGCATCTGCTCAAGCGAGGTCTGCGACAGGTTGGCGGCAGTAGTCAACACGTTGCTAAATGTGCCAGAAGCAATGGGGTGCGCGGAGTTAACCAGCGACACTCCGTCACCACCCACATACGAGCTATTGAAAGCACGGTTCAGGATGTTGGCACACAGGGTTTCTTTCGTCTCAATCAGCGACTGGGCCAAGTGCTTGGCGTAGGTCTGACCAATCGAGATGTGGTCGCCGTCTTCCACAAGGACCTTGGTCAAGGCAAAAGCCAGGCCATAGACCTTGTAGACGTAACGAGCATTGAACAGGACGCCACCAGATTGGTAGGTCACTGGCATGCCGTCAGGCAACTCAGGAGCCGCTCCGAAACCGTACAGGACGGGCTCTTCGTGGTAGTTACGGGGGATACCTTGACGCTCGGAGAAAACTTGTTTCCACTCGTCAGCGCGCTGGTTATACAAGCCATCGAACTCTTCGTTCAGAATGGGTTCGACGATGGACCGAAAGTCCGTACTGCGCATTGGGACAGCCATTTTTTAGCTCCTTAGTAAGCGTTGATGGTGGCAACGTCCTGATGCTCAGAGATCTGAACTTGGACAATCGTAAAAGCATCGCCCCAATCATTGTCGGGACCGGGTGTAATACCGATCACGCGCATTTGGGCAGTGCTACCTGAAGCAACAACTGAAGCGGTGTCCAACACGGCTTGGCTGAGACCCACGACGGTAGAACCGGCGGTGATCGAACCGAAGTTGTATTGGTTGCCGATGTTGCTAATGTTCACAGGTCCATTGGCTTGGATCTGATAAACGATAGAAGGGTCACGCGTGATGTACGCGGTCACCTCAGTTGCAGGGGTGTTCGCAAGGAACTTGTTGGAAACACGGCGGCGGCCATCGCCGTCGGTGAATTCAACACCCATGAAAGTGCCGACGAACGGATCGCCAACGGTGGCCGGAGTCACAACACCAGTGGACGTGTTAATCGCCACAGGTTGGTATTGCAACAGGGTCACTGCCGCGTTATTCGCCAGCGTAAAGGCTGCCGGACGCACGAAACCACTTGCGTGGTAAACGGGCTGGAAGCCAAACGGTGTGCTAGTGGTAGACATGTTTGTTCCTCATGAGAGAATTTGTGGACCGGTCAAAGCTCTTCAAATTTGGCTCGACCAGGATTTTCGCGCAAAGCAGCAATACCATCACCCTCAACCACACGTCCTCCCGCGGCTGCTGCGGACTCTTTGATACTGTCCAAGACCGACAGAAGCTTCTCATCTTCGCGGGCAGGAGCGTCATGGTGAGCTTCTTGCATAAATCGCGAATAGAGAGACAAAGGCAGCTTGAATGCGAGCATCTCGTTGACACCAATAAACCCTTGCCATTCGCCTGTCTTGATGGTTACGTATTCCCAGCCAGGCACGTCTTCGGCTTTAATTGGTTCATACCCCAGCCGGATCCGCTGTTGAATGGAATCTCGGGGGTTAGTGGTGGTCAACCAGCATGTGTGGAAGCCAGGGATCCTTGGTAGATCTGGCAATGCGTCTTGAAAGAATTGAGATCTAAACATCTCAACACGATCATCGTCGCTAATGGCACGCTCTTCAGTCACATTGCGGTCTGTGGCTCCACGTGATTGGCGGACGAGATCAGGGGATTTTTTTAGGCGTTCGTCGTTCATGTTCCTCACTCCTTTCAGCGAGATGAATTGTTTTCACGATCCCACTTAGCGTACTGTTTCAAGTATCGCTGACGCAGGACGGTATCTTCCCAAACACCAGCATCGATCATCGCTTGCTTTCGTTCTGGGGAGATGTAGACTTCACGGCGGGAAGACTGCGGAGCCTGGTCCCTGCTGGAACCAACGGGCGGACCTCTACGCTGTCCGCGGCGATCGTCATCTTGACTGTCGTCATAGTTACCGCCTGCTTTCATGTCTGGCAGTCGCTTGGCCACGCGCTTGTCAAGCTCGCGCCAATATGCCTCTGTTTTTGGATTATAGCCAGCTTCTACAAGAGATTGATCTATCGCCAGGACGATCTTCGACGCCTCGTCTTTCGCGTTCGGATCGTACCAGGGGTTCTTGGACACCCAGTCTTGGGCGAAGCTCGCGATCTCCGGGTCAGGTCCTGACTGGGGAGCCGGTGCCTGGGCCTGCTGGTGCAAGTCTTGGGCGACTTGATTTTGCTGGTGCTTATGGACCTGAAGCTGCTGCACCTTCTGCATGGCCTGGTCACGAATTCGCATCGCCTTGGCAGCATCTTCACCGTTTCCGGCTTCGATGGCTTGGGCCATGATTCTTTCGGCGGCCTTAACTTCGGCCAAGCTATCTGCAATCCTGGCATCGATGGTTGAGATCGCGTTGCCAACGACAGACTTCTCGACTTGGAACATGCGCTTTTCAAGCGACTCGTTCCGCTGCCTCAGGAAGTTGAGCTCGGTCTTGTCTCGCTCAATCGCCTGTTTTCTACGCTCTGCGCGCTCGGCTTTTTCCTCGCGGCGCTTGCGGCGCAGTTCTTCTCGGTCCTCATTGTCTTCTGAGAGACGCGAGTCCTCTGGGTGGTCATCGTCCTCGTCCTTTTGATCGTCACCTTGCTTGGTGTCAACCGGGACGAACTCGACTTCCTGAGGCTTACCCTTCTTTTGGTCCTCATCATCTTCGATGAGCATGTTTTCTCCGGCCATTGCCTGCTCCTTTCAGCAGTTAGATAAATGCACGGATCGCAGTGGGATCTCCAGTAACCTTGGCAAGAATGTCAAGGTCGTTGAACATCACAAATTCGATCTCCTCGTCGCCGGACCTTACGGACCAGCGATCACCGCCGTATTTGGGTGCACGGACGTAGGCACCAACTTCACACCACGAGCCTTCAGGCCACGGTTCCATGGTGTTCCGATTCTTGTAAGCCAATGAACCGATTGCCACGACCTTGGCGATCTGGGTATTGCTGGCTTCTGTCTTTCGTGCTTCCTCAGGGATGTAGATGCCGCCTGCCGTCTGGTTCTTGGCTTTGCGGACTTGCACAATCACGCGTGAGCCCAAAGGCTCGTGACCGCAGTCAACAGCTGGGAAGGCCTCGTCCAATGAGGCGTAGTTGAAGGACATGGGGGTTTCAAGTAGCATTCGCTTCTCCGTATGCTGGGGTTAAAGATCTCGTTGGTCGTTTTCAATGTCACGATAGATCCGTTCAATCAGCTGGACGGCGCGATCAAGGCCTGCGTAGACGCCCTGACGTTTACCGTATTCGAAGCTGATGTCCTTGCCTTCTGCTGGCTGCACCTTGATGGCCTCAATGGCCAGTGCTTGCTGCTCGGCGCGGATCGTCGTGATGATTTTTGCTAGCACTTAGCGGCGCCCGCCCATGACGGTGGAGATCTGGTTAGGACCCTTGCCGCGTTGGCTGTTTGTGCCGCCATTACCGCCGCCTTCGCCTGTGACTTTCTCGACCTTCATCTTGGGCACGGTCTTGTAGTTTGCGTCGGGCAAACCAGGGGTTGGCGAAGGGTCGCTTGACACCTTCTTGGCTTTAGGGTAACCTTTACCCATGGCCATCTGCTTGTGTAGGCTGATTGCTACCATCATTGCTCCTTAACGTGGATTGGGGTTGATACCAGTGCCCGTGGAGACACCGATTCTTTCGCCAGTTGCAACCTCAAGGGCTGCAAGCTGCTTGGCTGTTTGGTTGTCGGACTCGTTCATCTCAATGCGAGCACGGATCTGGGCTTGTGTGCGCTGGTCCTCGGCCTGTTGACGCATCTGCTCGATTTGAAGCTGCATCTGCAAGGCCTCAATGCGTGATTGGATGTCGGCCTGTTTGTCCATGCTGCGTTGCTGCATGTCGGCCTGCTTGAGCTGGGCGTCTTGGGCCAGCTTAGCTTGCTGAGTTTGCGCGTTGGCCTGATCCTTGGCCTGCTGGTTCTGCAACTGCTGTTGAGCGATCTGGACAGAAGGATCTTGCGGCGGCGGAGGCTGCATCTGCTGCAACATCTGAATGGCCTGGTCAATGATCTGCGGAATCTGGCCAAAGGCCTCTTGGCTTTGCTTGGTCACCACTTGGCTTGTCGTAGCCAAAAGCTTGTCAAGCGACTGCTTCTCTTCGGTCGTCGCATCCTTTTGAATCTCGCCAATGTCTACTTGGGCAGCATCAGAGGCTTCGTTGTAGATCTGCGTCGCGTACCAGAGGACCATGTGCTCCTTGATGTGGTCGAGCATCATGGGAATGAATGCAGGGCCAATGGCCTTGTTGTTGCCGAACATCGGGTTGGTCAAGAAGTCCAAGTGGACTTGCAGGTGAGCCAAGTGATCTTGCTCAGGGAACGCCACAACAGGACGCCGCATCGTCATTGCAATGTTCTCGTTAACCGCGTTCAGCTCCAATGGCTTAGGCGCTGGCAGCAACAGGTCCTTGCCCTGGGGCACCTTCAGGCGCTCAAGGAACATAACCTCGACCTTGCGGAGGTCGTACAGCTGAGGCATCTCCTTGGCCCGCTGCATGACAGCCTGCACCTGAGCAAACCGCTGCGCCTCGCTGAAGATGTTGGGATCACTGACAGGCACGACATTCATCGGGCCCTCGAAGTCGGCGCGCTTGACCAGCAACTCACCGGTCTCGTCGTAAACCTCGGCCTCTGTCAGGTAAGTCTTGTTCAGGCGGAACAGCAGCTTGATCACACGGCCCATGGAGTCGTGCAGACGCGCATGGATTGCTGAGAACACCACCATGCCCTGCTCGATGCGGGCCAATGTCGTGCCGACTGGCGTGTTGGCATTGCTGTCAGCCAGTTCTTCAAACGTGGTGCGAACAACGTTTTGGCTGGCGTCAACCAGGAAGCCGAGCAGCTGAAACAGAACCGCGCTTGGCGGGTTGTAAGGCATTGGCATGAGCATCTTGCGGATGTCATCTTGGCCAAACGAACCTTCAATCTCCTTGACCTCTGTCGGATCAACACGGTCTGTTTGACCGCCGGTTCCTGACTTGAGCTTCAGCAAGCCTGGGAAGTTGTTGATGTGGGCGGAGTCAAGCAAGGCTCGCAAAGCACCTGTCGCAGCGGCACTTAGGCCGCCAATCATGTGCGTCAAGCCAATCGGGTAAGCACCACGCCAAGGCACGAATGGGAATTCCACCATCCATTGCATCTCTTGCTTGGTCTTGTCGTCCTCTTCCCAATTGCGATAGATCGCCAACACGTTCTGGGTTGCCTTGTCCAGGCTGATGATGTACGGAGCCAAGCCGTATTCATCATCAAATTCGTGGATGATGTAGCACTCGTAGATGGTCCGCAAGCCATCGATGTTGTAGCTGTCGGTTTGACGGCCCTCGATCTTGTTGTTGGCGGTCTCGGCCTTGGACTCATCGGGCGGCAACGGACTGGCCATCAGGTCCACATCCATGTACATGCCAGACTCGACGCGCTTCTGATACTCGATGCGGGTCAAGTACTGCACATGAGTCTTGCGCTCGGCAGAATAGAAGTTGGTC